TGAACAAGGGAGGCCTGTTCTTCTCGTGCAAGAAAGAAATCACGTTAAATCTCCCCACGCTAGGTGGCAGCGGTGACCTAGCATTATTACCCTTTCGTCTAACGGCAGGACAACTGGTTTTGGTCCAGTTAATGGTAGTTCGAATCTATCAGGGGTAACAAATTGCTCGGTTCATCTATCGGTTAGGATGCTAGGTTTTCATCCTAGAAAGAGGGGTTCGACTCCCCTACCGAGTACAAAAAAATCGTGACTTAGGTCGAAGGTGATCAGCGCAATCACAGTAGGTTAATCGATGTCCTACATTTGGACCTTTAGCTCAGTTGGTCAGAGCGTCAGACTCATAATCTGAGGGTCGTAGGTTCAAACCCTACAGGGTCCACAAATTTTTTTTTTATATATATTATTTTTTAGATTTTTCTTATATGTATAAGTAAGTAAATAAAGTTGTTTCAATTAGTTTTTTATTATCAAAATAAAAAGTATGAAACATTTATCTAAAGAAGAGCTATTAAGTAGACTTGAAGCAATTAATCGCAGTAATGCTATTATTTACTTTGATTTAACTGGGGTTATTTTAGGGGTAAATGATATCTTTTTAAAAGCAATGGGTTATGAAAAAGATGACCCTAAAGAACTCGTAGGTAAACATCATAGTATATTTGTATGTGACGATTATGCGAGATCTTTAGAATATGAAAAGTTTTGGGATATTCTAAGAAGTGGTAAGCATTATGAAGGAGAGTTTGAAAGAAGAAAAAAAGATGGTAGTCTTATAAATTTACAAGCAACCTATAATCCTATTTTTGATGAATCAGGTACGCTTACTAAAATAATGAAAATTGCTACTGATATTACTGAAATAGTTAATAGTAAAAATCAAATGGATGCTGTAAATAGAAGCTCAGCAACTATAAGATTCGATGTTAATGGTTTTATTTTAGATGCTAATTCTATTTTTTTAGAAACAATGGGATATAAAGCAAATGAAAAAAATCAAGTTATAGGTAAACATCATAGTATTTTTATATCTTATGAATATTCAAAATCTGATGAATATTTAAAATTTTGGCAGGATTTAAAAGTTGGTAAAATATTTAAGGGAATATTTGAAAGAAAAAAAGTAGATGGTTCTGCTGTATATTTACAAGCCAGTTATAATCCTGTATTTGATAGTAAAGGGAATGTTACTAGCATAATTAAAATTGCTATTGATGTTACAGAAGCTATTAAAAATAAAAAAGAAATTAAAGAACTTACAGATAATTTACAGATTGAATTAAATAACTCAGAAAAACTTAAAAAGGCTCTTGAAATAGAAAGAAACGCGGCTATTGAAGATTTAGATGCTACATTAAAAAAGAGCCAAAACGAGTTAATTAAAACCATTGTAAAATCAGCATTGTTTGTAATCATGAGTGTAGGATTTATTACAACTACCATGTATTCATTTGCTATTTTTTATGGTACAGATACTCAAATAATAGGATCTACATGGAGTAATATGTTTAGTGTATTACTTACAAATGCCTTTTCAATAGTTGGTACAATTATGGGTATTAAGTATGCTACCCAAGATGGAGATAAAATAAAAACAAATAAATAAATAACAATATGAAACAATTTTTTAAACAATTATTTGATGACAACAACACTATTAACGAAAAAGCAATAGTTGGATTTATTGCCTTTTTCTTTTTATGTGTAGCTCTTGTAGTAGACTTGGTAACAGGTTATGTAGGAACTGCTTTAGTAATTAATGAATTCATTTTTGATGGATTTATGGTAATCATTTTAGGTTCATTTGGTATCGCTTCAGTTGATAAATGGATGAATTTAAAAAATGGTAAGAAAAAAGAGGACGAGGAAGGTCCTATAGAAGAATAATGAAATCTACTTTATTAGTATTATTATTATCATTAACCACAACATTTTCTTTTGTTTGTAGTTATTTTGGAGGATTAGCTATAGATAATAATGAGCAATATTTAGCGGTAGTGGCAGTTGCTTTTATGGATGGATTCTTTGGAGTAATTGCTGGGACTAAAAAAGAAGGATTTAAAACTTATAAAGCTTTAAAAGTATTAAAAACAACATTTACTTGGTTAGTTATATTAACTGTAGTACTAATGGTTGAAATTGGATTCCCAGGTACATCATGGCTCTCAGAGACTATTATAATGCCTTTTATAATATTTCAAATAATTAGTACTTTAAAAAATGCTTCAAACGCTGGTTTTATTAAACATTCATTGTTAAATAATATTTTAGAAAAAATCGATAAACATAAAGATAAATAATTATGCTGTTAAAAATTGGTTCACAAGGTGAAGATGTAAAAAAACTTCAAGAAAAATTAGGTATAGATGCTGGAAACGCAGCTGGTACTTTTGGTCCTAAAACAGAAGCTGCGGTGAAAGCTTGGCAAAAAACTAATGGATTATTAGATGATGGTATTGTTGGAGATAGTACTTGGGGAAAATTATTTCCTAATAATAATCCAACTATATTACCTGCTTCTTCTTTTAAACTAGCTGCTTTAAAAGGACATGTTCCTGATTCAGTTATTTCTATGATTCCGGATACTGCTATTAAGTTTGGTATTACTAATCCTTTAAGATTAGCTCATTTTTTAGCTCAGTGTGGTCACGAATCAGGTGGATTTAAAGCTGTTACTGAAAATTTAAATTATGGGGCTAAGGGTTTATTAGGTACTTTCCCTAAATATTTTAATGCTACTACAGCAGCACAATATGAACGTAAACCTGAAATGATTGCCTCTAAAGTATATGGAGGTAGAATGGGTAATGGTCCTGAATCAACTAAAGAGGGATACAAGTTTAGAGGTCGTGGTTATATCCAATTAACAGGAAAAGATAACTATACTGCTTTTGATAAATTTGTAGATGATGATATTTTAGGAAATCCTGATTTAGTAGCAACTAAATATCCTTTAATGTCAGCTGCTTGGTTCTTTAACAAAAATGGGCTTTGGAGTATTTGTGATAAAGGAGCAGATGATGCTACTGTAACTTTAGTAACAAAACGTATAAATGGAGGTACTATTGGTTTAGCTGATCGTATTAAACATTTTAAAGAATATTACGCGTTATTAGCGTAATTTTTGAATCTTCGACATACTTTGCGACTTTCGCAAAATAATTTAATATAGGCGCTATATAAAAGTTTATGGCGCCTATATGTATTGGGGTATGGATGTAAATAAAATTTTTAGTTTATTTGAACAACCTGAAGGTAATGAAAAATTCGTTGCCAAGGAGGAGTATGATAAACTTATAGAAAACTATAAAAAACATCCTTTATACTGGGTTGGAATGTTTAAAAAACTTATTTATAATCATAATATATTTAATACTCAAATATTAAAATTTTTTGAACAATTAGATGAGGGGTTAGATCAAGTAGATATTGATAGAGCAGGAGAATATGTAGTATTTACTAAAGCTTGGGATTATATTAAAAAAATTAATCCTGAGGATAAAAAACACCAAGAAGCTCTATATCATTTTTCGGATGATTATTTAAAAACTGCCCTAGAATTATCAATAAATTACTTTCAGGAACACGAAGAATATGAAAAATGTGCTCATCTTAAGAAAAATTTAAAATTTGTAAAACTTCTTTTAACTTAAGCTTGGAGGTTTTTACCCCCAATATTATATTCCAATTACGGGAAAAGAAAAAAATATGAAAAACAGAGAAATAATAATGAGACGAATGGAAAGAGTAGAGGGGTGTATTGAGAAATTACAATTAGCGTTGCGACAAGGTAATTGGACGGTTGTAGATGAAGTTATCCAAGAAATGAGGGATAATATTAACGATGCTAAAGCATTTATTCAACAAGAACCTTTAGGTCATAATGAGATTAACACATATTAATATATGAATCTTACTGCTGAAGAAATTTCTAAAAATTGGTTACGTTTAATTGGTTTTATTGAGGATCATATTTCGGAACCTCGTAAAACTAAAGTATTAGAATTTTATGAAAAATATAGTGAGCGTCTAATGTTGATGCCTGCTGCTCATAAAAAAGAATATCACAATGCTTTTCCTGGAGGTTATGTTGAACATGTTAATCGTGTAATTACTTGTGCTCTACACCTTCATGAATTATGGGCTATTATGGGTGCTGATACTACTACTTATACTAAAGAAGAATTAGTATTTTCTGCTCTTAATCATGACCTGGGTAAAATGGGGGATGAAACACAAGATTCTTATATTCCTCAAACCGATAATTGGAGACGTGAAAAATTAGGGGAAGATTATATGTTTAATACTAAAGTTCCATTCGCATCTGTCCCTGATAGAGGATTATTTATGTTACAATCCCATAATATCCAGTATACCTTTAATGAAATGGTAGCTATCCAAACCCATGATGGTTTATATGATGAAGCAAATAAAAAATATTTAGCTACTTATATGCCCGAACAAAAACCACGCACTTCTCTTCCATATATTCTCCACCAGGCCGATTTAATGGCTGCTAGAATTGAATTTGAAAGAGAATGGTTACCAAAACTCCAGGGTAACTTGGCTTCCCAAAAGAAAGTATTTACATTGGACAGTAATAAAAAATCATCTCCCGCTACCTCAGGTACTAAAGCAAAAGCTTTAAATACTATAAAAAGTGAGGGATTAAAAAACCTATTAGATAATTTATGATATTAACAATTGTACTTCTTTCAATAACGGTCGTAGTCTTAGGATATACGACCTTTAACCTCTTACGTAAAAACGAAAAACAAGAGGATGAACTAGAAAAACAACAAGTAATCTTGATGTCTTATTTAGCTTATTTAAATAAAATTTCAGATATTATAGAAGCATCCGATAAAAAATTAAATGAAGTAGATCAAAGAGGAGCGTTTAAATCCGATGATGAAGTAGGGTTTATATTTGAACAAATTAAAACTATTCAAAGTATATTAAATGCCTTTATTATTAAGGAACTTACATAATGGAATTAACCATAGAAAAAAAGAAGAAGGGAGTACAATATTTTACTCAAGAAACAGAAAATGCAATTGTAGCATATAATAATGCTGCTACCTTTGAAGAAAAAAATAAAATCTATCATGAAAAAATTCATTATGGTTTCTTCAAATTAACTGAAAATATTATTCATACCTTTAAATTTTATTATACTGAAGTAAACAATATTGAAGATTTACAATTTGAAGTTATTTCCTTTTTAATTTCCAAAATGCATCTTTATGACCAAACAAAAGGTGCTAAAGCATATTCTTATTTTGGTACTATTGCTAAACGTTATTTAATTTTATCAAACCAGAAAAATTATAAAAAACGTGTTGATACTTCGTCTATAGACATTTTAGAAGAAGATGAAAATCATTCATATGAATTAGAAGATAATCAACAAATAGAACGTTTATCTGCGTATATAGATGCTTTTACTAAACATTGTACTGAACATATTTTTGAAATTTTTCCTAAAGAATATGATGCTCAAATAGCAGATGCAATTTTAGAATTATTTAGAAAAAGAGAATATTTAGATGTATTTAATAAAAAAGCTCTTTACATTTATATTCGTGAACAAGTGGATGTAAAAACGCCAAAAATTACAAAAATAGCTAATCAGCTTTACGACGTTTTTAAAGAAGGATACATATTTTATTTAGAACATGGATATACAAAGTTTTGATTTAAATATTTATAATCAAAATTTTTATGAGTCTAGATCAAGTAATATTTAAAAAGAAAAAATTCTCCGATATTTTAGAGGAAATTTATGAGAATCAAAAGAAAAAAGAAACTCAAATTTCTGCCTTAATTGGAGAACTAAAACCACTTATTAATGATATAGGTGATGCTACTCTGGTTGTACCTTTAATTAAAGAGTACATGGAAATTGGAATTAAAAATGATGAACAATTAATTAAAATGGCTACAATTGTTCAAAGAGCTTTACAAGTACAAGCTCAAACTGGATCTAATGAATTGGCCTTTTCTGAAGAAGAAAAAGCTCAATTATTTGATTTAGCTAAAAATCTTGGAGATAAAAAATAATGCCTGATTTAAAGTATGGTT